GACACATCTGGTAATGCAGGATTGACATGGCAGGGAGAAGTTATAGGATCTGCAGCAAAACACGGTAAAATAGGTGGGGGTGTAATAAATTTATTATGTCAACAGGTATATGGATCACCTCTTTATAACAATCTTGATAATATAAAAACTCAAGCAAGAAGTGGTGCATTAAATGTGCCTATATTACGTCTATCACAGTCACATCTTGCTAATATAGATGGTTCTATGAACACAGAAGGTAGAACTAAAATATCAGAAATTACTGCTGATATCATACAAGAACAATATGAGAAATCAGACCCAAAAGGACAGTGGAGTTTCTCAAAATACATGGGTTTATTACTGATTGACAAACTAATGAGTGGTAGTGCAGATCAGTTTGCTCAGTTAGTTTATTTGTATGCTACATCACAGTCAAGAGAATCAGCACCTTTCTATAAAGTATCGTAATGGCAAACGTAACTCAACTAAAACACTTAGAACATATAGAAGATGAGATACTCAACCATGGGTCTGCGGGATGCATGGCATCAGTCTCTGCTATGCGTGAATTGTTGCGTATGTTAGGTAAGAAACCTAGTAGTGGTTACATGCAAACTAAATGGGATGGTGCACCATCAGTTGTATGTGGTAAACACCCTGCAAATGGTCTATTTTTTGTAGGAACTAAGTCAGTTTTTAACAAAGAAAAACCAAAGGTATGTTACGATGAAGCAGATGTTGACATGTATTATGGTGATTCTAGTCCTGACCTTATATCAAAGTTAAAATTGTGTATAAAATATTTTTCATCACTACAAATGGATTCAGTCTGTCAAGGTGACTTACTGTTTACAGATGATGTAAAAACAGAAACTGTAGATGGCGAAGAATTATATACTTTTAAACCAAATGCTATCACATATGCTATACCTGTAGATCATCCTCTAGGTAAAAAAATATCAAAAGCAAAAATAGGTATAGTATTTCATACATCATATACTGGAAGTGATATTGCAACCATGTCTGCAAAAGCAGGAGCTCCAACATTCAAATCTACAGGAGATGTTTTTCTAGTAGAAAACGACACACCTATGGATGATATATCTGTAGACAAATCTGTGTTAAGTAAGTTTGAACAGAACATAACTCTTGTAGATGCTATGTGTAAAAAGTCTGCAACCTTTTTAGATCACATAGTAGATAACATAGGCACTACAGGTGATAAAAAATTTCATGTAGCATCATACTTAAAACAGTTTTTTAACGCAGAGATACGTGGTGGAAGATCAATAGGCAATCCAGTAACAACTTTAAAAGCATTAGGTGCATTTTACAAAGAAAAAATGGACGGTGTTATTTCTAAATTAAAATCAGATAAAGCAATAATGCAAAGAAGACAGCAACTATATGATGGATTAGGGTATCTAGAAAAAAATGAACAAAATTTTATTGCAATGCTTACGTTGTATATAAAAATTATAGAGTGTAAGGATCTGGTTATGGAACAACTAGATCATCTAGAAACATTTAAGACATATGTTCAGACTGACATGGGTTATAAAGTAACTAATCCAGAAGGATATGTTCTACACCATAACGGAGACATGATCAAACTCGTAAATAGAATTGAGTTCTCCTACATCAACTTCACCCTAGCAAAGTCATGGAAATAGTTGACTATAAATGCGTATATTTTACCTTTGGTAGGTTCCAACCTCCTACTACAGGTCACGCGGAAAATTTTAAGGCAGTAAAGAACACTGCTAAGGGGTGTGACTGGTTCATATATCTCTCACAATCTGTAGATAGTAAAGGATCTAACCCATTAGACCCTGACAGGAAACTATATTATGCTAAAAAGATGTTTCCTAATTTTGCCAAGCATTTTAGATCAGGACCTAAAGATCCAGTAGCAATATTAAAAGAGTTACAGACAGAGGGATATGATGACGCTATGTTTGTTGTAGGTTCTGATAGGGTACAGGCAATGAAGTGGGTCAAAAACTATAATGGTAAGGATTTTTTCTTTAGAAAATTAGATGTAATCTCCTCTGGAGATCGTGATGCAGATGGTGATACTTTTGCAATATCTGGAACAAAAATGCGGAGAGCAGCAGTGGCAGATGACTTCGATACATTCAGAAAAGGTATACCAAAGGGTCTCAATGATAAAGATACGCGGAAGATGATGGAAGAAATTCAATCTAATATGCCTAAGTTGTATAAATAAGTTTGATATGTATACCTATATTGATGAAAAGTCTTGCAGACTTCACTAAGAAATCCAAAGTTGCGGAAGCAAACATCACTCGTGACAAGTTCTATAAGAACGAAGTATATAAAAAAGGTGAGTGGGTTCTTACTGAGCAGGGACAAGTTGGTAAAATACACCGACGAGGTCCTAACTACGTATTATGTCTTACAGCAGAGAACACAAAGTTTCGCAGCTGGATCACAGATATAAAAGAAGTCTTTGAGATTGGCACTGACGCATATCGAGAGTATGTAATGTCTATTACACCTGGTCAAAAGGTTCAAAAACCTAAGAACACCGTCAAGGTGCCAGAGGTTATACCAAGCAAACACCCTACAAATAAGATGGATAAACACGAGTCTAAAAGTCTAGCACAGGTAGCTGCTGAGACTATGCTAAACCCTAAATTCAAGTCTATGAAAGAGACTTGGAGATACGATTACTCTGCTAAGATAGGCAACACAGACATTAAAGGTCTTGGTGCAAAAGGTGTCGGTGGCGGTGACGCACCTGGCATGAAACTTGCGGAACCAGAGGGCGGTAAAGGCAAACCAACCATCAAAAAGGTAGAACATTCATGTGCTACTAAGGTAGAACATGCAGAGTGGGGTAAGGGCAACTGCTTAAAAGAGATGCATACACTCGATGAAGAAGGTAACATCACACATTACGATGTTATGTTTGAGCATGGACTAGAGCAAGACGTTCCAGTTCCTACACTAAACATACTTGTAAGTGAGATGCACGAGCATGTAATTAATGACGAGAAGAACGAGGTTATAGAAGGTAAGAAAGCAAAGAAAGATTATGATGGAGATGGTAAGGTCGAGTCTGGTAAGGACGAGTACTTCGGATCCAGAGATAAAGCCATCAAAAAAGCGATGGGTAAGAAGGCAATGGCAAAAGAGCATCACCAAAAAGATGCTGATGGCAAGGTTATTGAGCATGAAAAAGTAGAAGATACTGCACCCGCTTCAGTAGAAGAGGCAAAGAAAGGACTCTATGCTAACATCCATGCTAAGAGAGCAAGAGGTGAATCACCCGCAAAACCTGGCGATAAGGACTATCCTGCTAAGGATGCTTTCAAGAAGGCAGCAAAGACTGCTAAGAAAGAAGAGGTAGAGGTAGCAGACGAAAGTATGGCACAAGCACGTAAGAATGTTGGTGCATCTACATGTTGGACAGGTTATAAAGCGAAGGGAACTAAAATGAAAGGTGGGAAGAAAGTTCCTAACTGTGTCAAGGAGTTTTCTGAGTGGAGAAGAATTGCTGAAAAAAAGTAGCAAGCAGTTCTGTTGAGATCATGCCTGAGTTGGATGATCCAGACGGGATGAAGAGAGCAGGAGAAAAGAAAATGCCGAAGGTTCCGAAACAAAAAATTAAGGAAGCTTGCAATCAAACTAAAGGTGGTGTAGACTGTCCTATACACGGAACTAAAGAGTGCCCATGACATATTTTGCAGACGAAATTTCATACGATGCATGGTTTGATGAGAACATACCAAAGGCACAGTATGGAAGTTTGCAGTGTTGGATAGCAAACGAGAAGACACAACCGTGGTCAAGTGCATATGACATGACAATACATTCTATAATGTATGAAATAGCAACAGCAAATGGTTTATTATTAGGATCAAGTGAGGAAAATTTGGCAAGAGGATGCGATTAGTAGTTTATCTTCCTTTAGGAATATAAATTGCCAACACATTCGTTACGAAGCAGAGATTATAGATTTCGTTAATACTAACGAGTCTGTTCTCAGAGAATGGAAATTAGATCAGTGGGTAGAAGATAGAAACTTAGGTAGAGTTCAACTATGGGAAGGTGGTTGGAGCGTTATTCCTATGCCATTGAATCCTGTAGGAACTACAGCAACTGAAGAGGACTATGAACTCAGCGAAATGGTATCATTCGTTGAATTATTTAATACCACAACAGAAAAAGCAAAAGAGGTATTACCTAAACTAACTGAGAGTATGCAAAAGTTATGTCCTGCATTCTATAAAGGTATAAAAGAAGATGTAGATGGTGGGTTAATAAAGAGTTGTACTATAAGTAAGATGACACCTGGCACAAAGATCAATCCGCACAATGGAGATATAGATTCATTGCGATTACACATGCCAATTATACCTGATCCTGATGCATGGTTGAAGGTTAGAGGTAGAGAAAAAAGATGGGTGCCTGGTCACCTATTTGCATTCCATGATCATGACAAACATTGGGCACAACACAATGGAAAATATGACAGAATTATAGTAATAATGGACTATTCTTTATCGCAACTAGAAAAACATGGAATTACTATAGAAAAATGGGAAGAAGAACCTGCTATATAATATAGTATATACGTCTTAATCATGACTAAATTTTTACTCCCTATTGCTATCAATATCATTGATAAAGCGGTAGATAAGATCCCAGAGGATCTAGAAGGCAAGATCAAGGAGTTTGTTATTGGACTTCTTAA